AAGCTGGTACACATAAAGTTGCCTGTAAAAGCCATTTTGGACTCCTATTCGTCTAAAAGTTTAATTAATTCAGGATGACCAGCTTCCCTTAGCTTGTGGGCTAGTGTTACACGGTCAAATTTTACTGCTTCATTCATGTAAAAAACCAACACACCACGAATATGATTACGGAAAGCGTTTGCCTGTTCCCGAACCAAGGGGTGAGATTGGTCTCCTACTTGAATGATTTTGTCTAATGCCCGTTCAGCAACTTCTTCTGGAGTAAAGCCTCCGTGGTCTTTAATAAAGACTTGGATTCCACTAGATTCGCCTAAACCTTGTACGCTAATCATTTTACTGGATACCTCACTTGACCACTACGATAAGCATCTTGACGGTCTTTAGCATCACCCAATTGTTTAAGTTCTGCCATTGCCCTGCCATAACGCTCTTTGTATACATTAACAACATCAGCATCGGACTTCATAAAGTTAGCCGCCTCTAACAACGCACCATATAGCAACGCAGAATCAAAGTTATCTCCAAGCCAGCTTGTGCCAGCCGTAACAATTGATTGCGGATAGTAGAAATAGTGCAATTCTGTAGCGTAATTAGCGTTTGGAGTAGGCCCAAGGATGAACGAATTATTGTCAAAAACAGCGTAATACTCTGGTTCTGCATAGAAAGCAGCATCAGTATCTGGGTAAGACTCACGAATAAAGTTCACATCTTTGTTTAAAAGATAGTGATATTCATTTGATGCATTAATTACTGCAAGGCTAAATGTAGCAAGCCAATCAGAAGGCGTCTGAAGATACTTATTGCCAGATGTCATAGAGCCTGTAACATTCTTACGAAACGCTGGCATTTGCACTGTATTAAAGATGCTTTGCTCTGCAAGCTGTACAAATCGAGCAATCTGCTCAGCAGACGTAAACGACCCTACGGTTGCTGGGAAATCATTCTCAGCAAAACCTTTAATTGCAGCAGTTAATTGCGTGTAATTCATTACGCCATTGGTCCTCTAGAGGTAAACCCTTTAGTAGCACAGCCAGATCCACGTTGTTTAATACCACTTGTTTTAGTGTTATCAGCAGCTGGATTACCCATTGATACACGTTTAGCTGGCATACCAACTGTAGTGCTATCAGAAGATACGCTGTTAGGGTCTACTAATTTTGCTGTACTTGATTTCATTGGTTTACCATCCATAGTGTGTGGCTCGGCATAGACTTTGGCATCGCCAACTTCTTTACCCATTACCTTTTTGCTAAATTTAGCCATTATCTGCCTCTGCCAGCTTTCTTCTGGTTAGCCAAGCGAGCAAGATTACGACCCATATCCTTCATAGCCATAGAGCTAACGCCCATTTTCTTGCTGGCACCCTTCATTGTAGCGGCTGTTGGACCACTATTGCCTAAATTCTTACCTTCAGTTTTGCCTTTTTTGGCTATGCCATCTGCATCACGTTTAAACATTTTCTACTCCTAAGTTGTTGTTACTGTTACGACACCTACCACACAAGATGGGGCAAGATCATTTGGTGTTAAACCGTTATCTCTAGCACCGCCAACAGGGTTCCATCCCCACTGAAACACTCTACTACCCCCTTGGGGTACTCCATTTGCATCTGGGTTAACGCTATTGGTTAATATTACCTGTAAACCGTTATTTCCAGAAACTGTATAACTGATGTCTGGTCTTGGTTCCATCACCGCCTGTGGGTCATCGACAGGGTACATACCCAATGATAACTGCGGTTGATCTGGTTCCCAACACTCAGGACAAACCTTTATATTCTTCATTTGCTGCTTTACAACCAGTTTTCTAAGCTCTTTAAGCTTATAACGCTGACCGCATCGATCACACTCCGCAATGGCAAACTTGCCACTACTGTACTTATTAGCCATAGAAGGTAGTCCTTGGCACGAATCTAGAGGCGGCTTTCTCCCTATCCTCCGTAGATGCCATCAACCATTGTTCTTCGTACTCGCTTTTTAAAAATTGCATTCTTGGTAACGCATCTGGTAACTTCTGGCATAGATAGAAAGCCAATCCCGCTACCATGCAAGGCAGCAAACGGAAAGGAATATCTGGCTCTACTGAGCCAGTTGTACCAGCGTCTTGTATTCTGCGTAGTCTCCAGTAAACAAATGTATAAGGACTGCCACCAGCATCAGGGGTGGGCCAGACATTAATACAAGGGAGATTCTGTACTGTAATGGCTGCGCCCGTTGTATGGGAGGCTGCTGTAGTGCCGTTTTGACCACGATAGCAGTTTGTTAATACATTACCTACAACGTTAGCGTAGCTAATGGTTTCGCTATCAATCTTAATAAATCCACCGATAGGAAGAGCACTGGCGTCACTAACAGTAATAGATGTGGTCGTAGCATTAATTGTGCCATTCAAGGTCACAGAGGTTAGATTAGACTGCCCTGATTGGCGATTAAACCACATCTGAATAGGGCGACCAGTAGTCAACTTGTTTGGAATGGTAGAGTAAGTAGACTCTGAAATGCGGGTAATATTAATGTCTATTTGAGTGCTTTGAATACCGTTATTTTGGCGAACAACAGTATCTAAAAGATCAATTGTATTGACGGGAACAGGATAAATAGCTTGTCCAGTAACCATTTCAATCTGACCTTGCTCAATAGTCCATAGGTTAATACCACGATTAGCCCACTCAATTGTCATTAGATTTAATGACCTACGAGCGGTACGCATATCATAACCAGTACGCAACTCTTGACCACAACGCTCAAAAGCCTCTTCAATGAGGTTATTAAGGTCTAGATTAAATGTAGTTGAACCAGATGTGCTCATATTTTCCTAAATGGATTTACTTTTGCTTTTACTTTTGCTGGCTGGGGCACGAACTGTTTTCCCGCTGCTTTTCCCGCTCTCTTTGCTTTTGTCGTTGCTGCGTACTCCTGCGGGCTTAACGACTCGATTGCTTTTTTTGGCAGGTATCTCTCGCCTGTTTCGGACGACTTCTTCCCCGACTTGGTTGTCCACTTCTGGTCTCCCCAAGCCTTTAAAGAACGTTGTGATTTTGCTAATCCAGTCATTTATATCCACCGCCAGCCGCCTTATATTTTTTAGCTACTAATTGCGCTTTACGAGCTGACCATTGACCTGCGCCAGTACCATGTGTTGCAGCTGCTTTAACCTGAGAAACAATCCGTTTACGCAAGCTAGGTTTTGTGTAATTACCAGCAGCGTTAACTTTACCGCCCTCTTTAAATTCAGTGAAGTCGGTGTCATCTCTACGGGCTTTTCTTTTCCCGCTAGGCATTTTAGAAGGGGAGATAGCTCCCATTCCTCTACTGGGTCTCATGCTCTTGTCTTTCCACGAATTGCACAGCCATCAGCACGTCTAGAAGCCATGCCACCAGCCTTCATATTTTTAGTTGAAAACGCTTTCTCAACTATTGCCACACGTTGCGGCTTAGTGGTAACTTTGCTAACAATCTTTTGACGCTCTGACTTGGTTTTACCCTTGTCATAAAAGCCAGCTTTTTTCATATCTGTTTTAGATACTGTACCGCCACGTTTAAACGCACCAGAACCACCGTCATCAATCATATCATCCATAGAGCGTTTTACTGGAATCTTTTTCCCAGACTTATTTACAACCTCTTTAACACCCATGTTTTCTGTTGACTTACCAAAGTTTGGCTTACCCTGCTTAACAGGAATATCTTTGCCTTTAACGTTTACAGTTCTGGTTGGCTTTAGTGCATCTAATGCCTCAGATGGGTTAAAACCTTCCTCAGACCTACGAGTAGCATTCTTAGCTGCGCCTTCAGCAGCCTCTTTAGCTGTGCGCTTTGCACCCATATTAACCACTTGCTTGAGCATACCTTTAAGCAATCCAGCGCCAGGAATATAGTTTTCTGGCTCAACACGCTCAAGACCTTTTTCTGGGTTAACATAATTACCTGCAGGTTTACTATATGGCGCATCGGCTTTAGGTTTTACAGGAGCAGTAACAGAAGTTTTAGTCTTGGTAACTGTAACTGGGGAAGCATTCTCTTCACCATAAGTAGAAGTGCCAGCTGGTGAATCATCAGGCATTACGGAACGCATTGCACGGGCACGAGTGTCCTCGTCAATTCTAGATTGACCTACAGCGGTTTCAAAACCACCTTCAGAAAACTTCCGCAGTTTCTTTTTCATCTTAGCAAGCTCCGCCAGACTTCATGGTAACCATCTTACCTTTTGTATGTCCTTTAGAAACACAACCATCAGCACGGGTTACACCGCCTTTAGCCATTTTCTTAGGAGCGCAAGCCATACCGCCTTTTTTCATGCCATGCATGGCTTTTTCATGCGATTTAACTTCTTTTTTAGCTACTTTTTTCATCATTGGCATATCTTTTTTAACATCTTCATGAGCCATGCCGCCTTTTTTCATATATCCCATTTTATTCCTCACTTCGGTTGGTAGTTTAGCTAAGCCTGGATTGCTCTCAGCATCGGTTTCTTTTAAGCCGCCTTCTTTAAATTTACGACCCTTATCTGCTTTCATATAATCTTCTCCTACAGATTTAGACACGCCAACCTTCTTGGCAAATTTAGGGTTATTGGCTATAGCAGCCATAAACCCGTGTTGTTTTTTAGAGACACTTGGCATTATTTATTTCCTAATAAGCTCGTCAATTTTGCTTTCAAGCTTGTTAAACCTTGCGTCCATATGTTCAACAATGCGTTCCACTTCTGCTTTAGTAACGTTATCACGAGCCACCTCTTCTCTTGTTTTGTTTAACAAAATATCAATGCGTTTTAATTCATTAAATTTTTCATGCATCATATAACCAATGAGGGCTACAAATATAGTTAACCCGCCCGTCCAGAGTTCCATCATATTTAGCATTTCCACCTCGCAAGGGAGGCAGCCTTTCTGGTTGGTCTGCCTTTTTCGTCCTTCATTGGACCTGGCATCCCTGACATACGGGCACAAAATGATTTCTTTCTAGATCCGCCTTCAGGCTGTGGAGCTTTTAAATTCGAGCCAGTAGCTTTATTATACTTAGCACGACCTTTGGCGGTAAGCCCAGCGCCCTTAGATACAGGCAACTTTTCACCACGACCAATCGCAAGAGAGACTCCCTTTTTCTTAGTAGCCATTATGCTGCTTCCTTTTTAGCGTCCACTGGACGGATTAATGGATATAGAAACTCTTCACCAAATGATCCTTCAAACTCATGTACGCCCATATGACCTAGTTTAATTGTGGGATCAATCCACACCTCAAACCCTTGCTCACGGGCACGGTCACAGAACAAATAGTCTTCACCAATGTATTGACCATCTTTTAACTCAAAGTCAAAAAAGCAAATAGTTTCATCGCCTTCTTTTTTCTCATCGTGGTAAACCCACTCTGGATGTGCATCTCTAAGGCTTTCAAACACTTCCCTGCGGATCATCATAAAGGCTGTAGCAACACGTTTTGCTTTTACTAAACCCATTTTATCCATAAAAATATGGTCATCATCTGTATCTAATGTAGAGAAATAGACTTGACCTTTTTTACGAGCAACAGGAATGCCAGCTACGATGCCTTTTTTAGGGTCTGTATTCCATGCCATTAAACGGAAAATATCTTCAGCATCAAAGTTAATATCCGAATCAATAAACATTAAGTCTGTACAGTCTGAGTTTAAAAAATCAGTAGCAATTAGATTGCGTACACGAGATACAACAGAGCATCCAGAAATATTACAAACTTGAACATCAACACCATGTTTCATTGCCATCAAACAAAAATTAGCCATCGAAATAGCTAATTTGGAAGATACTTTGTAATCATAAGAAGGAAGACCTAACATTACTTTCCGACCTGCTATATGATAAGCACCCTCTGTTTTAATTGGTTCAGTCATTTTTTTATCCGTAGAATACTGTTACAAAAGTTGTGTTTGTAAAATTTACGTATATGCCTAGAGCCGCTAAAATTCCTTCTCCTGGCAAAAGTACATTTACTGGAGTTGTTTGGCTGACTATTGTGGAAAAACTAGTTAACCATTTAGCCCCGTTATTTACATAAACACAAGCAGTACCAGGAGTAACAGTTCCAGAATTAAAGTCTGTAATTGTAAAAGTATTGGCATCTACCCTAGTAATTGAAAAATTACCGTTAGTAGCAGATGCTCCAGAAGCAGCGCTATACGCAATACCAACACGGTCTCCTGTTTCTAAACCATGAGCTGATTTAGTAACTGTAACTAACGCACTAGAACGACCATAAGTTGCAGAAATTGGAGCAACTGTAGTGTCAAAAATATCAATTACACCAGCTCCACCGCCACTAGCTTGATAAACAATACCTTTTACACGGGCACGTCCATTGGGGATAATAAACCCAACAACGTCCAAATGTCCGCTTTGAATATCCGTTTGCATCATAATTAATCTCCTAAAGATTGAATGGGGGTACTAGACCCCCGCAAGATTAATTTTGCGTGCCTGATGGGTTTTGAGCGCCATTAGAACCACGGACAGCGTAAGTAACAATAATTGTTGCAGCACCAGTGGTTAATGATGTACCAGCTAATGTGTAAGCAATAAACACATCAGAAGATCCAACGTTTAACCAGCCACCAGGAGTGGTTGCATTAGCGCCTAAAGTTACAGAACCAACAGAAGTAATCGTGCCAGTAGTAGTAAATGCTGTACCGCCAATATTTAATACGCAAGTTGTAGCGGCATCAAATACGGTAGTAGTAACTACTTTAACGTCCACAATCTGTGAACCAGCAGGAACAGCAATTAAATTGCCAGTTAATGTGCCAAAAGCAACAGGAGCTGATTGAGAAACAACGGTGCAACCCATGTTTTCAGTAGTAGTTGCAGTGGTGCCAGAAGTGTAGCGGTTTGTACCTAATAGCCAAGGACCTAGGTGAGTAGCGAATCCCATAATGTTTTCCTATA